CGATTGTCCGTTCATTGTCCTATCACCGTCCATTGTGTCCCATTGTACCAAACGAGCACGGTATAAGGGCCGCCAATCCCGGTCGTCACGGCGGGCTGACCAAAGTTATTGTTGTGGCTGTCAGTGACACAAGCGATCATTCCAGGCGTCGGAGCGGGCGGCAAATTTGCAATCGTTGTCGGAACGCACTGATAGCCGATCGCATTGCTCAAGTGATCGGCTAGCGCGGCAACCGCCTGCGCCATCAGCCGCCAGTTCTCGACAACATGCCCGCTCATGGCCTGCGCCCCGCTGGCTTCAGCCGATAGGTGCAGGCGCCGACGCGCGCCGAGAAGCCCATCACCGGCTCCCAGTCATAGCGGATCGCCACGTAGCGCGCGCGGATGCGCGGGCTGAAAAACTGCCGCGACGGCGTCATGGTGTATGGCCCGAACGGATGCTGCGGCCCTTGCGGATAGTTTGCCGCCTTGAGCGTGATGCTGACGCCGCCGTATATCCCGAACCATTTGAAATCTGGATGCACCTCGTCGATCATCATCATGTTGCTGCCGTCACCGATCTCGGAGAACCCAGTCTCAACAAAAGCCCCCCTAATCGGCTGGTCGTCGGCATCGAAACCGCGCTCGTGCTGCTGCACCAGAAAGCTCGCGTCGGCGCCGAGCGGCGTTCCCCAGATGCTGTTGTCAATCCACGCCGTGCGCTCCAGCGCGCCGCTGTCCCATGCATTGTTCTCGACCCTGTTGAACTTGACGTAATGCGCAGCCTCGTTCTGTACCCGGGTCCCGCCGGTAACCTGGAAGTCCAACGGCTCGCCGCCCTCGACCAGCTGCGCGCCCCACACCAGAACGCCGTTGGGCGGCACGCCGAGATAGCTCAGCTGCACGCCGTTCGTGACGTTGAGGTGCACTGTCAGATCCGTCTCGGTATCAGTCGTGAAGGTCATGATGTAACGCAGCCAGCCGTTGCCGCCGGGGCCGGTCGCCTGGATGTCCTGCTTCACCTCGGTCGTCACCCACGCCGCATCCCAAACAAACAGAGGCGAACTCACGCCGCTCGCGACAACCGTCCCATGCACCACATCGAACGTCGTATAAGCGTAGCCAAAGCTGCTGCCAGCTCGGAGCGTCAGATTGCGCGTGGAAGTGTCGTGCGCGTAGATGGAAAACGTGTAGGTGACCTTCTCCGGGATCTTGGCAATCGTCTGCGCGATCTCGTGCAGACCGTTCGTGGCGGTCTCCTGCAGATTGACGTTGGCGCCGCTGCCGTCCGGCGCCGTGATGTAGGTCGTGACCGCGCCCTGCAGATCACGGTCCCACCAGCTGATCAGCGCTATGCCGCTGTCATCGAGCCAGCCCGATAGCCGGTACTGTGGCTCGTAGACGTAGAGCGCCTTGAATAGCGAATAGATCGAAACGAGCACGCCGGTCGGCGTCCATGCGCTCATGTTCCAGAGCGCCACCGACCACAGCAGCAGATTGCCCCCCGGCGACAGCGACATCGCCAGCGACGGGAAATAGAACGCCATCTCGTTGGTCACCGAATTGGGCGCCGCATGGCACTTGTTGATGTTGACCGCATCGACGTCGTTGAAGATGTAGTCCCACACCGTGCATGGAAGCGGCGCCACGACCGAACCGGCGAACTGCCAGAACTGCTTCAGCGATTGCCAGATTACGGTCTGCCCCAGGACGCCGACCGCATGCGGCGCGACCAAGCCACAGCCTTCGCCCACGACGGTGAAGCCGTAGATCAGCGGCGGCCCGACATAGCTCATCAGCCAGACGTCGCGGTCGGTGAACAACAACGTCGCCTGCGGCGCCTGGATGGCTCCCACGATGCGCGAACCGCGCGAGAGCCGGAAGCTGCCCGCTTGGTTGGACACCGTTGCGCTGTAGACGTCGTAGGTGCCAGCATCGGACCAACGCAAGAGAAGGGGGTCGACGGTCGTGGCGTCTCCCATCACCGCTTCGGTGCCAAACAAAATGACTTGCGCCTGCGGCATCGCAATGATGAAGCCGTTATTGTGTTGTGACGCAGTGGCTGGCGGGCCTGCACCGATCGTCGTCAGGAACGGCCCGTTGGCGATAGGCGGATGGTAGAGCTGCAGCGCACTACCCGAATGCAACGCCAATCCATCCTGGCCGAGATTGCCCAGGAACCATGAATTTCGCGTCGGATCTCCCAAGGGCTGCGATAACGCCGCACCGATCACATTGCCGAGCGACGTGACGAAAGTGTTGTTGGTGCCGTGCACGCTCGAGCAACCGTCATAGACTTGCCGAGTCGTGGCACCGGAGCCATCGCCCGTGCCAAGCGGCCCCATCGCAAAGCTGAAGTTGTTCGCGTCGATAATCGTGTCGACGATAACCACGGTGCCCGCAGGGGCGGAGAAGTTGATGCCCTCCCACTTCCCCGGCGCGCCATACTTGATCGTCGTCGTCTGCGCGAAGGTGATAGTGCTGTTGACCGCGAGCCCGTGTGCCTTCCACGTCACCTGCATTCTGTTGACGGCATTGTTGTTGAACAAACGCAAGCCGAACGCGGTCGTCTCGGTCACGACCGCGGCTTGCGGCATGTTGAACGTGAACGCGCCCGCAGCCTTGCTCGCAATGGGAAAGAACGTACCCGCCGCAAGGATTTGACCGCCGATCGAAATCGGCAGCAGCAGCAGGAACACATCATCCGGCATCGCGACGTTGGTGTTGACAGTCACCGTGGTCGAGCCGGATGTGACGCTGAAGGTGGCCCCGTCAGCGGCGCCGATCTCTACGATCTCGCCACCATGAACCAGCACCTGCGGCCCGAGCCCATAAATCGTGTCCTCGACAGCGAGCTGCAAACCGAGATCGGTCGCGACAAACAGGTTTCGATGATTGTCGAGATCGAGCCAAGCGTGCATGCGCCGGATGAGGGCGGCAAATGGACCGGGGAACAGCCGCTCCCACCCCATCCATCTTTCGAGAAGGCCGTTGCGCCAACGCACCAGATTGCCGCCGTACCACGCGCCGACAGCCTGAACCTGTGTCGCCTGGGATTGGAAGCCGGGTGGCGCCTGGGGTTTTGCCAGCGGCATCGGCAGCTCCCGTTAGGTGGCCGATGGAGGCATACCGCCGCCAGCCGCAGCTGCCTCCTCGACGGCGCCTGCCATGCGCGCCACCTGATCGAGGACGCCCTGCTTCAGGGTCTGGTACTGGGCTTCCCAGCTCACCGCCTTCGCCGGATCGTCGGATTGCGCGCCGTAATCACGCTGATAACCGCTGCCGTAGACCATGCATGCGGAAATGAAAAGCTCCGGGTAATAGACGCTCAAGAACGTCTGCGGATTTTCCGGGGCGAGCGGATCAGGGCGAATATCCCCCAGCAGCTCGGCAGAATACGCCTTGTCCGGCGTCGGCATGACGCGCACGCTGTAGACGATATCGGGCACCGGATCTGAGACCGCCGTCGTGACGCCGAGGACGGCATACTTTTGCGGAAGGGTCGGCTGGTACGACGCCTGCGGCCAGATGAAATCCAGCATCTCCACCGAGATCCGCTCGAGCGGATTGCGCTTGCTCTGAAGAGTGATCGGGCCAACCGGCGTCATCACATTGATAGCGCGCAACACGCGCACATTGGGCGGCAGAAGGAACTCGCGGTTCATCGCAATGAGCGTCACCGGCTGCGTGATCTTCTGCGCCAGGAACTTGATCTCGCGATAAATCCTCCCATCGGCGTAGAGAAACATTCCCGGAATGATGCGCGTGAAGTTGGCGTCCTCATCGTTCATCTCGACGTTGAGCATCGTCTTGAGCTGAGAGACGACTTCGTCGTAGATCATGTCTGTGATCCTATCCCGCGGATGTGCGACCACAGGCTCCTGACGTTACCGCGCGTAGTCACAACCTCCGCCCGCACCCGGTAAGTTACGCCAGGAACCAGATTGCCGATACGCTGGATTGTCCCGGTCTTCAGCGCGCTGCCGATCGGCACGACCTCGACAGAGGGCCCCTGCAAATGCGGGACAGGATTGGGATCGACGCCAGCAACGACCGCTATGTCCCATGCCGAGGACATCAGCGTCTCGCCCGTGTCGACATCGTTGACGAAGTCGAGGCCGAGGACCTCGGACTCGTCGGTCTCCTGGGGAGAGAAATCCCTGCCGCAATACACGAATCACCTCAGCCTTCGGACTTCATTCTTGAGCATCTGATCGGGAGCGTCGAGAGCACTGATGCTGGTCGGCTGAAAGAAGGTGCTCTGGTTGACGAAGAGCGCCGGAAGCACTTCGTATGTTATCGGCTGCGGCGTAAAGATGATGTTCTGGTTCACCAAGAACGTCGGATACAGCAGCGCCAACGTGATGATGGCGCCAGAGCTGTTGCTGGTCAGGTCGCGGTCGAACCACGAGTCAGGCGTCATCCCGCTGTCGTCGGTCCAGCCGGTGAGCTTGTATTGCGGCTCGTAAACATAATACGACATGTCACATGCCCATCATCGCTAGATTGGGAAACGGGCTCGCAGCGGCACCAGCAGGCGTGTAGGTCACGACGATAAGCCCTTGCCCGCCTGCATTACCTTGACCGCCGCCGGTCGAGATCCCGCCGCCACCACCGCCGCCGCCATAGACTGCACCCCCTCCCGCAGCACCATCGGCCGCATTTCCGCCGCCGCCGCCGCCGCCACAGCCGTGCGTCGAATCCCACTCGCTGCCAGTCCCGCCATTGCCAGCAGGGCTTGCGACGTAACCGCCGCCGCCACCTGCACCTGTTCCGGCAGTAGCATTGGTGTCGGACGCGGGGCCAGTCGCCCCCGCCGGTCCTCTGCCGCCACGTCCGCCGGTAGAGGCAGTCGTGCCGGGAGAGCCGTTCGAGCCTGAGGAGTTATTTGCGGCGCCGCCACCACCGCCGTAGGCAACAGCCCCAGACGCGCTCGTTTGTCCGCCGCCATTCCAGCCGTTGCCGGAAGGCCCAGCGGCACCGCCGCCGCCGCCACCACCGACGCCTGATCCGGTGCCGATGCTGCAAGAGCCGCCAGTGCCACCGCTATATCGCGTGCCGCCCGAAGCAGGGATGCCACTTGCTGCCGCGCCGCCCGCGCCTCCGGGGCCTAGCGAAAACGAACTTGCCACGCCGCCTTTCGAGCCAACCGATGAATTGGCGAGCGTCGTGCCGTTGAACCAACTATCCCCGCCATTGGTTCCACTTGCGCCAACGATGCCGCCGCCACCAGCGACGCCTACTCTGCGCGTGGCGGTGCCACTCGGCGTCAACGTGAGATTTGCAATCGCCGAGTAAGCGCCACCGCCCGCGCCGCCAGTACCCGAACCACCACCGCCGCCTCCTGCGACAGTCTCGGCAAGATTGTTTGCGCTATTGTAGTCGGATGGAACGGGCCAAGACACATTGCTCCCTGGCGAGGATGTCAGGAA